TCATGTGCCGTGCGCCTCCTTAAATGCGATATTGTTTGCCACCAACTCATCGAAGGTCACTGGCTCGTATCCGTTTACCTCAACGCTTGCGTTCAGCGCGTGTGGCATATTCCGAAGCAAAGGCCAGTAGTCGCTGCCGGTGTTGTCGTGGATATGGCCGTGGATCATGTATCTGCCCCTGCTTGCACCGTTCCAGGTCATGAGTGGGTAATGGCACAAGACGAGCTTATGATTGCCGTCGCTTATCTCAGCGAAGTGCTGAACACTCTGAAAGAATGCATCGAGGTCGGTTTTCTTCATCCAGTCCTTATCGTGATTTCCCACGATGAGGTGCTTTTTCCCGTTCAATTCTTGCAGATACTCGCTTGCTGGAACAGCGTTACGGAAGAAGATATCCCCAAGGATATATACCGTGTCGTTCTTTTTGACACGCCGGTTCCACCGCTTGCACAGCTCGGCATTCATCTCATCTAAAGTCGCAAACGGTCGGTTCGTGTGCTTGAGAATGTTTGCGTGTCCGATGTGAAGATCGGCAGTATAATAAACCATTGGGCAGTTCCTTTCGATTTCGTCGTTATCCGTCCGCGAAGATATCCTCACAGACGATGTTGAGATTTGGCGCAACGCTGTTGAGCTCGGCAATTGCGAGAGTATCGTCGTCATATTTTCTTTCCGGCAGATAGAGGTTACTTATCACGCTCGGCGTTTTTGTTTCCTTGTAGCTCAACACGCCGGGATGCCCCCAGAAACAGTTCACAGGATGCCAAGCCGCGTAGTTGTCCACTTCACTGCGATAGTCAAGCCCTTCCATCGCTGGGCAAATGCATCTGATGTACTGTTCCCTATCTTTTATGATAGCGGCTTTCACATGAGCGTTATGAACACGCATTTTGTAGGTGCTATCCCAAACATTTATGAAATCCCATTCACAGTCGGTGAGAGGCAGAGAAGTATTCTTTATGCAGATTACCGGCTCCAGCAATCGATACTGCCCTTGAGCAACATGATGAGTTGCGCCGAGTTCGCCATTCAAGTAGCGGTAGAGAGCATCGACCGTATCTCTATGTTCTTCAAAGTCCAGCGCTTCGACAAATGCTCTGATCTGCCCCATGGTTCCGTAGTAACGCTTGGGGAAGGACGAGAAGCTTGGCCTGAAATAGTCGTCAAGCGTTATTGCATACATAGGTTCCTCTTTCGAAGATCTGTTCACAGTCAACCTCTTTCTTCCCCCCCACATTGTCAGGCGGCGGCAGGATGCCGCTTTATCAAAGACCTGCCCATGTCTTTATCACATCTGCGTTCTTTGGATCGATGAAGAAGCGCATCATTGCGCGGGTGACGATATCTATCGTCGTATTTTTTTCTTCGCAATACGCTTTGAAATCACGCAGCGTTTGCTCGTCGATTTCCACCTCGCACTCCACAAGTGTGGGCAGCACCTCGTAGCTTTTCATCAAAAAGTGCATTTTGTCGATGCGCTTGTCTATATGCCAGTGCCCGCAGAACCAGTAGCCATAGCAGAGTTTGCTCTCGATAGTGTCGAGCCATTCTTCTGTGCTGCGGTCAACGGTGCTTTGATCCAACCCCGTGAGGAACGCCTCTGTTGGCGTATACCTTGCCGGGCATGTATGAGAAAGGACGCAGTCGACCATCCAGCCGATTGCGTCCAACTTCTGCTCAACAAGAGCTTTCGTTTTATCGGAAGGCTGTTCATCGTCGAACCAGCCCATACCTCGCCGCAAACGGTAGAACTTGTCCACCGAATACGCGCCGCCCATGACTATGGCTCTATAGCCGTCAAGATCAAAGACCTCACCATCCTTGGCGAACAGAAGATTCGGGTAATCTGGCTCGACATATACTGTGCCGCCATTCCACATTTGTTCTTCATAGGATGGAATCGTCTCGGGCCGCATCTCATGGTTTCCGTGGACGCAGAAGATTGTGACTCCCTGCTTATTAAGAAGTTTCTTTGACTTCCTGTCGCCGCGCTCGTTTCCGTAGTAGTTCAGACCTGCGTCCCCGAGAATGATGATTGTGTCGGTCGGCTGGATGTCATAGTGCTTGATATCGTTTATGATCCTACGGACATCGCCGTGGATATCGCCGGTAAAATAGTACATGGAACACCTCGTTACTCGTTTTCCTCAACGCCAAATATTTTGTACAGCTCACTGCGGCACTCTGCTAATTGGAGATCGATCTGCCTCTTGCAGCGTTGTGTGCCGGTCGCTTTCAGCCACTTCTGCTTGAACCGCTGTACATCCTTCAAGTAGTCCTCCGGTCCGGTATCGCCAGATACATACCAGTCGTAGCTATGTAACAGGCAAAACATATCATACACCATTTCGGATAATTCCGCATCCTCCAGCGGATTTATTTTTCGGGCTCTTGGTGAATTTGCAAACCCCTTTTCGCCGTAATTCACATCAATGCCATACCCAAAAATTTCATGGCACAAGGTGTCGTTCGCATAATTGAAATGTCCGCCGCTCAAATTATTCGCCATCCTTTAGAATATCGTTGAAGCTAAAAACCACAGCATTTGTCCTTTCCGAATATGTTCCCGATAAGGAATATGACTTTTCTGCATCCAGTCCATTAGATTGAAGCAGTTCTTTTATGAATAGTCGACTGTGGATACGAAGCTTCGTGTGCCGCTCCGTAAGCAGTCCGTCAGGCGTCTTGAAGGACAGCACTTCTGTAGCATCACAGGGGCATATTGCCAAGGAGTGATTTGCTTCGTTGACCCGAAGACAGATATGCGAAGGCGAACCCAATACACGGATAACATCCTTGCTGATTTGAACGGCATTCCAGTGTCCCTGAATCGAGAGGGCCATGTAGAGCTTTCTCTTTTTGGAATTTACCTCTTTATCGTCAGCACTCATAATCCACCGCCATTTCCGCCTGAATATGTTGCTCTCAGCTGTTCCTGCGCGACTGTGCTAATTGGGCTGTTCTCCGGGTTTTCGCCAGAGCCTGATTGCGTTGCATATCCGTCAAAGGCTTCGAACAGATTGAGCTGTTGGCTTGCGGCATAGTCGTTGTAGGACTTTCCGATGCAGTCCTTATACTCATCGGGATAGTATTTGACCTGGCGCTTTTTCACCTCACCTGTGCTTTTGTCGACATACTCGACGGGAGTTGGTGTGAACATGATGGATTCTTCGAGATCAAATACGAGTATCAAGCCCTTCGGTGAGGCGGCGATCCTGCCAAGCGCCTTATATCGGCAGTGCTCATCCCACCCCATCAGGTCAAATATCTTCTTTATGAACTCCAGCGAAGTGATGTCTTTGTTTACCCAAGAGTCTTGCTTCAGACGAGCCCATTCCACTGATGCGCTTTCTTCTTCCGCACAGGTGACAATGGCAAGACGCTTTTTCTCTCGGTTCACGATGGGAAGGATGTGCTGAACTCCTTCGAACAGGCGAATGCAAGCCATGTTACAGGTGAAGCGTCCGTACTTTATACTGACCGCTGGCTTCTTCAGCATGGAAAACTGCGTCCGGGGCGGAAGCTCATAACCATCAAGGTTTTCAAAGGGCAGATCTTCCTTTTGCTCCAAGCGTGCCTGAACGAGCTGGCGAATGAGCTCCTGCTCCTTTGCATTATAGGCGGAGCCCTTCTTTTCTTCCGCTGTCGCCGCAGATGCGGTCTTTATCTCGTTCTCCACTACTGTTTCCATTTTATCACACCTTTCACATTGATGTCAGCAACCGCTCAACTTCCTCGAGTAGCTGCTCTTTGGTGGGGATTTCGCCGATCATTGGATTCAGTACCGCTGTGCCCTGTATTGAGATATCTGACTCTGTCAGCGAGTCAATGATGCTGTCACGCATCTTTCGCATGGCATAGCTTGTTCCAAAAACACCGCCATCCCATTCGTCCGGGTACGCATATAAAGTGTCTGCATCCAACATTGGCTCCACATGGCCTTTATCGCTGCGCTTATACGGGATATACTTAATGGCGCTTTGAGCTTCCTCGCTTGTGGGCGCAATGTCCGCCTCGAGTGCTTTCTTTCCGGGAAGGATCTGCGGCTCGTCCAGAAAGAACATGATCATTTTTGCATTTCCGCGTTTCCGAGTAACGCCCCTGAACTTAAAGCGATAGCTCTGTATCCACATCATCTCATCATAAATGGAGCCACAAAACGCTCTTGCAACAATGTGCATAATGGCGTTGCCGCTTTCGTCCTCCCATTGAAAGGCGTTTGGATAATCGGCGTCACAGGCACGGACGGCCAGTGTCTTCAAAAACGGATGGTAGAGTATTTCAACATACTGGCTCATCCCAAGACTGACATGGCAGGTTTTGTTGAACTGTAAGTCCCGCGTCGAAATGGTCAGCGTGGAAGTCGTCCGTTTCATGAAGAACACTCCGCGTGGCACTTCGTAGCCTGTTAGCTGCATGGAGAGCACATTGCTGTGGTCATCTCCGTTGAGGAGTCTCGCCTCGCGCTCCAGTGCGGCATATTCATCATCTGAGTACACACTGCGGCAGACCGTCTTGAAGGTATCTGCATCAACCCCGCCCCAATAAGGGCACAAACTGACGAATCCTTTGAGTGCGCCGCTTGAGATTACATTTAAATCTGACACGCCGTTAAAATGTGCGCGATTGCTGTTTGAGACGAGGTGCGCCGCTTTTGCAATTTGCGGAGTAACGATGCCCTCGTGATGCTCCGGGACAAAGGCTTTCACTCTCTTTTTGATGTTTTTGGTTGTTGTGCCAGCGATATAATCGATCACGATTCTTTTCCTGACGTCCAGATCGCCCCAACGCCGCTCGTTTTGCATGATGGCCTTGACCATTCCGGCATCCCATGTGGTATTGCCTTTGAGGGTCTTGCGCCCTTTCTCGGTGAGCGTGGCGGCGATTTCACTCAGTGAGTAACCGCAGATGTAGGCCAGGAAAATGAAGCGTACTGTTATGGCTTCATCCTCTTGAATGATCAGTTGTCCGTCCTGCGTATGGCGATACCCCAATAGGTCGGACAGCGGATATTGTCCCATGCAGATGCGTTGGTCATATGACAAGATCATGCGGCTGCTCTTTTGAGCTGACTCCCAATCGGCAAGCATCGCGTGGATCGACAGCGCTTGGCTGCTGGAGGGGTCAAGCGTATAGATGTTCTCAGTTTCGAAGTAAACACCGACCGGGTGAGATGGGTTTTGTGTCCGCAGCAGGCGAAGCTGTTCTGTGCAGATGGCGATATTTCGCGCAAATCGGGAAACGCTGGCGCATAGAATCAGATCCATCTTGTTGTCAGCGGCATCCTGGAGCATCCGCTTGAATTCTGTCCGTTTTCGCATTGAAGTTCCGGACTTGCCCTCATCGCTGTAGATCTCTTGCAGCTCCCAGTTTGGAGTTTTCTCTACTTTTTCCGTATAGTACCGTGTCTGGTTTTCAATAGACGAGACCTGCTCGGTGCTCTTGGTGCTCACTCGCGCATAGACCGCAACCCTTTTGTCGCCCTCATCCTTTATGGACGGGGTTGGATCGGGGTAAGTAATGACTGCGTTTGCGGGAACAGATGCGTTCCGAACTCGCTGGCGAATATCCTCTCGGATACTCTCTCTATCTGCATCCTGGGGACGCCAATGGTGTTCAGCCGGAGCTTGGGCAACCTCTTGCCTGATTTCGGTATTCACTTCTGCGTCGGCACAGGCTTCACCGGCTGCCTCGGTGTAAGGCGTTTCTTTATTATCCTCCATGCTGAACCTCATTTCTGCAATTCTCTATCGAACGATGCCGTTCATTCCCTTTACTATTTGCTCGTGCCACCGGGTGTAGTCGTCTGGATTTAGCTCCACCAAATCGCACGCCATTTTGTAGAGGGCTTCCCGCTGCTGATCGTCATTTACCAGCGTGTTGATATTATATGACCTGTCTTCTGTGATGATATTAACCCCGTCGCCAATCTCAAACAGCAGCTTTAGTAGATAACTGAACTCTTTCGGGTTTGCTGCAAGATAGCCGCTCGTTTGGGCCGAGATGCATTGCACTTTACCCGAGATACAGTCGCGGATAAGTCGCAGCATTTCAGGGCGGCGCCGAATCTCCTTCTGGCCGGTAATGTCTATATAAACATCGACAAGGTGGAACTGCGTCGAGTCCTTATATCTGTTTTCGTAGAGCGCCGTATGGTACGCTATGGCTTCATTTCGGCTTCGCTCCCATAGCTTTGCAAGCTTCACATAACCGGCAAGCGTAATTCTCTCGCCAGCCTCGGGAGGCGCGCTCATTTGTTCACCTCTGGCAGTGTCCAAAACCAAGCGTTTTCCTTTTTATAGGCTCTTACGCCAAGCTCCTTTTTTGCAGTTTGAACCGTCCGCCGTGAGATGCCCATCTGATTCATTTTATAAAACACGGTCGCGCTGGGCATATCCGCCTCGGTTAACAGCTCAATAAGTGATTGCGTTGCCATGTCGCGTTTGCTTTCGTCGTTCCCGCCGTTGATATCTCCGTTGCAGATATCAACATCGCAAGGGCCGATCCATTGAAAGCCTGTCTCTTTATCGAAGGAGAAGCCGATGGGCAAACCCTCCGGGGCAAGGCTTGATTTGATAGGCGTCAGATAGCGGATCTGCGGGTCGAGCTCATCTCGCGTGACCATAAGAACGCTTCTCGCTATTGCGGCGATATCTATACTGCCAAGACCTCTATAAAGGCTCTTTCCGCCCTGGGCTTTATTCATGTGCCCGACAAGGACGACAGCGCAGTTGTGCTTTGCGGCTATCATGGCAAGTTTACTGAGTACGCTTCTCATGCGACTTGCGCTTTGCATATCTCCGTCTTGAACGAGAAATGACTGGATCGGGTCAAGGATGAGCAGTCGGGAGTGAGTCTGCGTGATCGTGTCCTCGATGCGCGTGTCCTCTAACGTCAAGGTGCCGTCTTCATCCAATATATACGCCACCTTATCGCAGTCAGCGCCAGCGGATATCAGGCGGGGCTTAATCGTGTCTGCGGCGTCATCTTCCGCGCATTGGTACACGACTCCATGCGGTGAACTGATGCGATAGCCGTCCGGCATGGGGCTTCCTCGCGTGACCGCTGCCGCTATGTTCAGCATAACTGTTGATTTTCCCTCGCCGGGATCGCCCTGCAGAAGCGTCAGCTTCCCATATGGGATGTAAGGATACCACAACCAGTCAACCGCCTTTGGCTGAACAGTGGAGTAGAACGCATATGCGCGTGGGTTATTCATTTGCGTTCGCTCCTTTATCTTCGTTTGCATTATCCTCGAAAAAGCACATCCAGTCAGTATTCAAAGCAGAGGCAAGAGTCTTTGCGTTTTCAACAGACAGGCGACGAGCGCCCGTTTCATATCGGCTGATGTTGGTGGCAGAAATGCCCGAAGCCTTCGCCAGCTCGCATTGTGTCATATGCTGGGCGCACCGCTTGGTTTTTAGAATGCTCACAGGCAATCACCCTCCTTCACATACCGGCACGGTATTATGATAATGCCATATTGGTAAGTTGTCAAGCGTTGAAATGCCAAAACGGTGATTACTTCACGCCAGAATGGAAATATAATTATTGATAGGGATGAGGTGATCCGATGAGACTTAAGGAAATCCGGCTAAACCGGGGGCTTTCCCAAAAGACTGTTGCGGAGAATTTGAATTGCGCTCCGACTGTATATTCGAGATATGAAACTGGCGACAGAGAGCCCTCGATAGATATGCTATTGAAGCTTTCGGCTTTTTTTGGAGTTACGGTTGATTATCTTCTGGGAAATGAGGAAATCACTGTTTCCACTCTTTCAACCTACGAGACAGAATTGATTGCCGCCGCACGGGACGCAGATGAGCGTGCGCGTGAGGATGCGCTCAATATGCTGCGTTCTCATTGCGTTGAAAAGAAAAAAGAGAGCCTCGCGTAGTAAGGCAGGGAAAGATTATTCATCTGTATTGGGACTAACCGATTGCACAGAAAGACAGGAACGAAACTCCGGCCTTGTCGTATGCCTGCGGTTAGGCCACGGTTCTTATACTCTTTTTAAAGCGATAACGGCAAGGGCGCAAGGTGACTGTACACTTTGCGCCCTTGCGCCCTTGCGCTCTTGAATATCCTGCAACCTCGTGATAACCTATTGACAATTAGGTTATAATAGGTTACGATGAACACAATGAAGTGGAGGTGCTTTTCATGACGGACAACGAGAAACACGAATTATCTGAAATCGAATTATTGGAGAAGCGAATCGCCGACTTGCCCATCGGATATATCTCCAAGAAAACGATTAGAGGCAAGATAAGGTATTATCATCAGTGGGTTGTAGATGGGAAGATAAAAAGCAAGTATGTTAGCGATGACGCCATGCCTGAACTTCAGAAGGAAATAGAAGAACGCCGGGAGCTGCAGGCACAGTTGAAAGAACTGAAAAAGTCCGACCCGCCCGCACCCAAAAAACCAGTAGTTTCTTTTGAGATGAATGCGGTCACCGGGCCTGGCCTGATTGCGTTGTCTAAGGGTGTTATGTCATGGGGAAAGCGGGATTGCTACAGGCAGCTTCAGGAATATCTATACAGCAACGCTTCCGACCGCGTCTGTCTGGTATTTGGACTTCGCCGAACAGGGAAGACAACAATGCTTCGACAGGCTATCGGTGAAATGACGCCGGAGCAGGTTTCCAAGGCCGTGTATATCAAAGCAACCACCTCTGATACGATGGCGGCAATGAACCGCGATTTGGCAAAGCTGTCTGAACTCGGCTATCGCTATGTTTTCATTGACGAGGTCACTCTGATGAGCGACTTCATTGATTCCGCCGCGCTGTTCTCCGACATCTATGCGGCGCAGGGGATGAAGATCGTCCTATCAGGTACCGATTCCCTGGGCTTTTGGTTTGCGCTCCATGCCGAGCTGTATGACCGGGCGTTGATGCTCCATACAACCTTCATTCCATTTCGTGAGCACAGTCGGCTTCTCGGCATCGACGATATCGACGAGTATATTCGCTATGGCGGTACGCTCCGCGCCGGGGAACTCAGCTTTGACGATCCGGAGCTCAATACCGAGGATGCATCCTTTCGGGACGACGAATCCGCACGGCGGTATATCGACAGCGCCATTTGCAAAAACATCCAGCACAGCCTCGCCTGCTGCGAGGATGGCGGTCATTTCCGCCATCTGCGTACTTTGTACGAAAAGGGTGAGTTAACCGGCGCGATCAACCGCATCATTGAGGATATTAACCACAACTTTGTTCTCTCCGTGCTGACGAAGGACTTTGTTTCGCATGACCTGCGCTTGACGGCGCGGAATCTTCGCAACGAGCGCGATGAAGAAAAGCGGACGGATGTCCTCGACCGTCTTGACCTGACCTCTGTCACGAAGCAGCTCATGAAGCTACTTGAGATCCGCAACAAGGAGGAGCAGAATATCGGCATCACCGTGGCCCATGTAGCGGAGATAAAGGAATATCTCACGGCGCTCGACCTGATTGCGGATTGCCCGATGGAGACTGTGGTAAAGGGCGCTGAGCCTTTGGAGCATATCATCTTCACTCAGCCGGGCATGAGATACTGTCAAGCGCAGGCGCTTGTGTATTATCTGATGAAAGACGAGGAGTTTTTCTCGCTCAGTGAGTTCGAAAAGAAAACGGTCGCCGAGCGCATCTTGGAAGAAGTGCGTGGCCGGATGATGGAGGAGATCATTCTGCTCGAGACCTCCAAAGCGTTACCCACTCGATACCGCGTGTTCAAACTTCAGTTTGCATCCGGCGAGTTTGACATGGTCGTGTTTGACGGGGCGGAGAATAATTGCCGCATCTATGAAATCAAGCACAGCGACCTCGTTGTGCCGGAGCAATATCGTCATCTGGTGGATGAGGAGAAATGTGCCGCGACGGAGAAGCGATTTGGCAAAATAGCGGGGAGGTATGTCCTGTATCGCGGGCCTTCGGGCGTAACGGAAAACACAGTCGCCTATTTGAACGCCTCAGATTATTTAAAGGGTCTACCGAATTTCTTTTAAACAAGCATATATCATCAGCGGCCGAAGCATCGCAAGATGTCTCGGCCGCTGTCATTTTCAAATTCAGCCGTACCGGGTTATCGGGTGCTTCGTATCATTCGAATGTTGGGGTCAATACCTTGGAGATATTGCATGCCGCCGTAAAACCGAATCAGCAGATGTTCTCTGTCAATTATTTTGATCGTATCTATGAGCTGCCGCACCAACACATCATTGTAGGCGTTCATTTCTCCGGAACAGTTTTCCAGTTCCTCGCAAATGCCTCTCAGCTTATTGTCAATCACATGGTTGCGGTTGCTCGCTTCTTTTTGCTGAACCAGCGATGTGTTGAGCTCTGCGATTTGATCCGACATAGCCTTGAGTCGTTCTTCATTTTCTGTGAGGCAGTTCTTGCTGATGCACTCTGTCATCAGTCGCATGACCTCTGCTTTAAGAGTCCGTATTTGAGATTCGAGATATTCTGTGTCTACGCTTTCTGGGCTGTCTTCCACGAAGGAGCGTTCAAGCTGTCCTACAAGATATGGCGTAAGGGCTTGCCTGTCGTGACGAGTCGCCGCGAATGCCTCGACAATGGCGGCGTGGAGGCTTTCTTCATCGATTGTGGGCGAGTTCTTGCAGTACTTGGTACCGTAGTCGTAGCGGCTGGTACAGCGCCACACGACCTTCTTTACGCCATTCTTTGTCCACACGATCCGCTTGTATGGCGCGCCGCACTCGCCGCATATGAGCTTCTCCGTAAGGGCATACGCGCTGCTGTATCTTCCCAGCTCGGTAATTGCCTTGGCGGACGCCTTTCTGATCGAACTGCGCCTTGCCCGTTCCAGTTGCGCACGCTCAAAATCGCTTCGATCCACAATTGCGGGATGATTGTTTTTGATGAAGACTTTTGGCAGCTCTCCGTTGTTTTTCTTTACTTTTTTGCTGATGGGGTCTGTCACATAAGTCTTTTGGAGAACAACATCTCCGCAAAAGCGTTCGTTTTCAAGGATGTTCTGTATCGTTGTCTTGGTCCACGCAGTCCCTTTCCTCGGGGCGGGTACGCCGTCATTTTCAAGCGTCATGCGGATAGCGTCCACGCTATCTCCGAGCAGGTAGCGTTTGTATATGCGTCTGACAACCTCGGCTTCTTCAGGCACGATTTCCGGTTTTCCGTCCTCGCCCTTCTTAAAGGCGTAGATCGTATTGTAGGGAAAAAAGTCTTTTCCCTCTTTCATCGCCATTCGTTTGCCCATCTTGACATTTGCCGATAGCGAGTTGAGTTCTTCCTGCGCAAGACTTGAGAGTATGGTCAGGATGACCTCGCTGGTGCAGTCCAGCGAATTAATCCCTTCCTTTTCGAACAGCACGCCAATACCCATTGCCTTGAGCTTTCGAACATAGCCGATGCTGTCGAGCGTGTTGCGTGCAAATCGGCTGATGGACTTCGTAATGATGAGGTCTATTTTTCCCGCTTTGCAGTGCCGGTACATTTTCATGAAGTCAGGTCGTTTTTCAGCGGTTGCACCGCTGATGCCTGAATCGGCGTAGATGCCCGCAAGCGACCATTCCGGCGTTCCTACGATCAGATCGGAGTAGTACTTCTTTTGAGATTCATAACTCATGAGCTGCTCGTCTTGCTCGGTCGAGACTCTGCAATAGCCGGCGACTCTGAGCTGGCGGTCAAGTGACCGCTGGTTTCCTTTGTGAATGGTTGCCGGGATGATAATGATCTCTTTTTTAGGCGAGTCCATGTTCTAAACTCCTTCCGTGTAGATTTGCCCACTTTTCAGTTCTAATGATATTGTTACGGCAGCAGATATTTTGATGTTCTCCGCTACTGCTATTATCATTTCTGCGTCTGCATCCGATTCTCGCTTCAGCGCCTCGATCTTCTTTTGTAGAGCGGTAGCGACCGCAGCGCCGTCATCGCAGGCGTCATATCTGGATGTCGCCAAGCGAATAATCAGTTCCTTTACCGCACCCTCGTTTTGTATTTCGCCCTCCAGAAGTTCATCGATGTTGTTCTTGAGTCTGGCAAGCTGGAGCGCTGATTCTGATAATTTCACTGTGTCCGGGTGAAGAATAGCAGGATTGTTTTTGATTGCGCTCGCTATTCTTGATACCGCGTCCAGTATGTATTCGTCGGTCACCGAACTGGGTATGTGGGCATTATCATTTTTGCAATACCACCGCGTCTTTCCATTGGCGTGAATGCGTCGTGCCAGAGCGGAGCCGCATTCGCCGCATACAAGCAGCTTTCCTATTTTTCGCAACGAGGGGGATTCTGAATAATTGAGCTTTTTCTGTGCCGCTCTCGCTGCGCTATAGGTTTGCGGCTCCAGAATCGAGGGGTATTTGTTTGTTCCGAGGTAGTCCTCATTCTGAAGGAGACGGGCTATCATGTTTTTGTTCCATATCGGTTTTGCCGGGGTATATGAGATCCCGTCCGCAGTAAGCGCTTCTGCAATGGCCTTGTATGACGCACCGCAGGCATACTCATGGAAGATGCGGCGCACAGCGTCTGCCTCTGCCTCGTTAAGCGTGACAGCACCGTTTTCTACCTTGTACCCGAATGGAAGCATTCTGTTCTTTGCCACTATTTCACCGTCCTTACTAACCGCTCTTTGAGTTCCAGCCCATTGGCTATGTGAAAGGTCAGGATATCGCCGTTGATCGTGATCTGTTCGACGATGTCAGCAAACAAGGCTTCGTCCATACCACCGAGATGTGTGGGGCCATCTTCCAGTACGCCAATCAAATCTTCCGTTTGTTCGATAATTTCGTCGCCGTCCTGGGCGCTCTGGAGCTTAGATTTTGCTATTCTCAGTGCGCGGAGCTTATCCTTGAGCTCATCCTGCTGAGATAAAAAGAGAGCAGTATCAAGGATTCCGCGGGCCATCAGCCCGTTCATCACATGATTCTGCTCTGAGAGTTCGGCAATTTGTTTGTTGATCGTCCGTATCTCCGGATTGCCTCGGTTTCGGGAATCGCGCAGCTTTTCGAGCTGCTCCAGCATGTCGCCGAGGATTCGGTCGCCATTTTTCTTTAACTTGTTGTACAGCTTTGCGAATGCTATATCAAGATCCGGTTCGGCAATTCGCTCTGCCGAGCAGTAGTCACTGCTCTCATCGTGGAGACGGCAAACCCAGTACACCTTGCCCTTGGTCACTCTGCGTCGGTAGGTTTTACCGCATTCTCCGCATCTGAGCTTTACGCTATAGGGATACAACTGTTCTGCTACTCCGGCTGCTCCGCTATGCTTCTGCTCCAGAAGTAGATTGGCGAGTTTGAAGGATACCGGTTCTATGATTGCCTCATGGGTGCCGGAGACATATACTTTTTCCAGTTCTCCACGGTTCTTGACCTTCTTGTAAGGCAGGGCATCCGTTTTGAAGTTCTTTTGCAGGAGCATATCTCCAATATAGCGTTCATTGCGGAGCATAGAGTAAATGGTCTTTGCTCTCCACTTGACGCCGCCGTCTTTACGGGCGACACCATCCTCCGTCAGTCCTCTGGCGATTTCATACCCGTTGCTGCCGGAGAGGTATTCCCTGAATATTCGCCGGACGATTTCAGCTTCTGGCTCACAGATCTGAGGAAGCTTGTCGATCAGCCTGTACCCATAGGGAACGCTGGAGGACACATAGTCGCCATTGCGCATATGCATCCGATTGCCTCGCCGTTTGTTTTCTGCGATGTTTTGGGATTCTTCCTGTGCAAAGGCAGAATACAGGGTGAGAAGCACTTCGCTGGTTATGACGCCTGTGTCGATGCCCTCTTTTTCGAACAGGACGGATACTCCGATATCCTTGAGTTCCCGCACAGCGGTGAGGGAATCCATCACATTTCTGGCGAACCGGCTTGTAGACTTTGTAATGATGCGGTCGATCAGACCGCGACGACAGTCAGCCATCATACGGTTGAAATCGTCACGCTTCTCGGTAGAAGTTCCTGTGACCGCCTCATCAGCATAGACCTCGACAAACTCCCATTTGTCGTTCTTTGAGATGAGATCTGTGTAGTATCGGCATTGCGCGGCGTAGGAGTTTAGCTGGTCGTCACTATCGCTGCTCACTCGTGCATAGCCGGCCACTCTCGGCTTTATGGCTGTGGCTTGTGCCTTGGGGGAGATATAGATGACTTCTCTTTTGCCGTCGAGAGCGTTGGAGCCCACGACCTCACGATTTGTTGTCATTGCATTCCCTCCCTTCAGCAACACACAATACCATCAAAGTTCGGGAATAGCTATACCCAAACTGAATTAAATAAACAAAAGCGAGAGTTCATTTTCATCTGCTATCCGCTGCGCTGCACGGGCCTTGTGCTCCTCTGTGATAAGCCCGAGCTCAACAAGATGGTTCATCATCAGAAGAAGGTATCCAAAGTCCACGATGTTCAATCTGTCAATGTTGTTGCCCATGTTTTTCCTCCTGACTTCTCGTTTCGCCTGGTACTGCAATGAAAGAATGGGGTCGCTCATTTCGCTCAATCAAGCTGTGTCACAATGGCCTTGTAGCGTGAGCGACCCCCATCTTTTCGGGTGTCAAGTTATCTCATCAGAATCTCATAGGAAGTTTGCCTTTCCTGCTTGCACCGTTGTAGATACGGTAGACCTGATTGAGATATTTCTTGGAGCCGGGAAGATTGACGTCTGTTCTGCCGCTGCGGTAAACGGCGATAGGGTCAACAGCGCGAAGTTTGCTGATCAGTCGTTTGCGGTCATACTCCCGGTGGTACAGTTCCACAAAAGCGAGGACGCCCACCAGCGTTTCCGCACGAAGCGATTCAGGCGCGCCGCCCCATGCAGACTGAAGAATACCGAGTGCTTCCTTGTACAGCTCTGCGCCGACTCTTTTGAACTCGGAAAAAGCTGTGTTGATGCAAATGATACGGTTGTTGCCACACCCTTGCTCAAAGCCGAGGTGAAAGCCAGCCGCTTCCGTTGCATGAAGGAAGGCGACGGCATCGGGATCTCCCGCAAAGATCAAAGCGCGCATTTCTGCGCTGGCCGTCAGTGGGGCGGACTCGCCGGTCTGCTGTGCAAAGAGCAGAGCTTCATCACGTTCGGTCAAACCGCGATAGACCTTGCATCGGATGATAGTATCCCGCCCACCATTAACCTTAACTCTGGCGGCAATGGTGTGCTGCCCATCGAATACATAATACACATCGTCACGAAAGCTCACCTTCGGTTCGTTGGCAATGTGTTCGTCAAACTCAGCGGCAATGCGTGCGACACGACCGGGACGAAGCCTCCGCTGATAGTCTTGTGGAATGACGAGCTTCTTGCTGTTAATGTACATTATTTCAAAGGGCATTTCTGTGTGTTCCATTTTCATTCTCCTTCTATTCCTAAAATGTATTGTTTTGGCTCTTGCATGATTTCAATGACTTTGGCTTTGTATTCGTGATCTGCAAGTAAGCGGGGAAAATCAGAAAAAAGAGTGTCACAGACACGGATCATATCTGTTACAGCTCCGCGCAGGGTATCCAAAATGTAGTCCTCGTTGGCCGGAGTTGGGGTATCGCTGGGTAACATGCTGGCGTATATGTCGCGGATCTCCTTCATTTCTTGCCGCACTTCTTTTCTTGATGGTTTGGTCTGCGGCTTCTCTTTTGGCAGGCGCAGTTCTTCTGCTTTTTGGCGGCGTTCTTCAGGCTGGGCTTTTGCAACAGCGGCAACCGCTTTCTGTGAGGGCTTTATGGTACCGGTGAGGATTTCTTGCTTAATTCCCGGTAGAACTTCTTCAGCGGCATTAACACCTTTAGCATAGCGGCTGGCGTTTTCTACAGCGCCTTGGCTAATACCAACTTCATCGGCAATTCTTTTCCGTGTACGAGTTTCGGCCGGTAAGTGACAACTGTTGTCACTTACCGACTTGCGGGTTTGATTGCCGCGGAACCCATCGCTTGCACCGTGAGCCTTTTTTTCAGCCTCATACCGCTCTCCAACAAGATATGTCTTCTGCTGCACAGTCAAATTTCTGCGTCCAAGCTGATTCTTGCAGATCCATGCGATGGCCTCGTAACGATTGGTGAACGCCTTATCACGAGTACTATATTTGACCTTTGGATTTTCCTGCGCTATCTTATAGCGGTTGTGGCCGTCAATGATCACGCCGTTCCAAACGATGAGCGGCATGAGCACCTCGCCCTCGGCGATGATGTTTTCCTTCAACTGCTCATATTCTTCATCTGTCAGTGGCGGACACATCGACTCAAACTCGGGATCGATCTTCAAAACGGCGTTCATCACGGAGCCTCCACTTCAGTGGGCAGATAAGCGTCCTCATCCAGCCGAAGGCTGACGCGCAGGGCGGCGTCGATCTGCTCCATCTGTTCCGAGGTGAGCTTGCCCGCATAGCTGCAGATTCGGCGTTTGTCGATGGTCCGCAACACCTCCAACATGAAAACGGATGCATCCGGCAAGCCCTCAATGTCTGACAGCTCCACATGGGTGGGCATGTTCTGCTTCCTGTGCTTCTGGGTGGTGGCCGCTGTGACGATGATCGTCGGAGAATAGTAGTTTCCGACGTCATTCTGCAAAATTAGGACAGGGCGTGTACCCCCTTGCTCATGACCAAAGGTGGGGTCAAGCTGAGCATAGTAGATCTCGCCGCGGTAAAAGTCGTGATAGTTCTGGTTCATGCGATATACCTCCATCAACTGTTTCTATGTAAGTATGGAGGCCGCCCGATTGTGGCTGGACAAGCATCAGCTTGCTATAGCATTCCGGGCGGCCTCCATATTCTTAATGCTTATTGGCTTTATTCGACACTACTCCCCAAGCCATGGGCGACGACGGGAACAGCGGCTGGCGCCGCTTCACAGGCTTTTCACCTCCCCGAGGATCTCTCCGGGCTGCCCTCCTTGCGTGATCCCCATAATGGGGGCTGGGACGGGACAGGAGTACCATTGTTAACTGACAAGGTTATTGCAAAACAGCTTGCCACGGCTGTCTTTCGGTCGGATGGGTACCGCTCGCACCTCCTTGGCCGTCTTTTCCAGCGGGCTATTCCCGCCGTAGGTGGTCTTGGCGCATCCTCCGCTGTCGCTTTTCCCTTTCGGGCTTGTCAGCTGATGTATTCAGGTCGTCGGATATGACCGCAGAAGCGGTGTTTCTCAAAGTTCAATGCGAGGTGCATGATGGGTAGTCCCATTTTTCCCTCTCACTTTCTATTGCGAACTTTTTTCAAGCTTGATAACCAAAAACTTTAGGTCTTCGAGGATTCTCTTTTTTCGCTTATGTACGGCAACTTGAGAAACCCCGATTTTCTTTGCCATGCTCCGCTCGGTCATGTTCTCGAGATACAGCGCTCGAACGAACTGGTAATCCTCCACGGGCAGACAACGAAGTGCGCGCCGCAGAGCATTGATGCGGATATTGCGAATGGCGGATTCTTCGGCATTCACAGTAATGTCTGCGATAATTTCTTCGCCATTGCCTCCGCTGTCTACTTCGTTGCCATACAGAGAGATCACCAAAATGCCTTCGGCCTGCTCTGCCAAGTAGTCACTGTGATCGACTTCCTTGCGCCATTTCCGATAATCTGTCTTTGTGGATTCAAGCACGGTTTCGCCATCGTCTATAAAGAAATGGCCAACTCCGTCCTCGGAGGTGATAAAGCGGTAGAACTCCTTGCCGGTCATTTCTATCCACTCGTGCTTTCCACTGATATGATTGGTGTTACTCCATCTGAAATATCTCTTTGACATTGTTCATTCTCCTTATCGTTTTTTGGTTTTCGGGGTGCGGATGGGAAAACCAAAAACGACGGAGGGGAACGACAGCCTGGGCCGGTGTGCTGCGAATGCTTGTCCATGCCAATACTCCAAAAATGGGCAGCAAAAAAGGCCGAGCGCATAAACGCGCCCGACCTCATTGCTCCCGTATTGGCTGGATGGCTACGAGTGATTTTGCAGGAATGTCGGCAGTAATCTCCAAACTCTTGCCAAACTCGAGCAAAATCGACATAAGAAAACCCCGCAAAAACCCGAGTGGGTTCTGCGGAGCTTATGTAGGGATATGGTATTCTGTTTTCTGCGCTATTTAGTCTTGCCGCATCATAATTTTTCCTCCTTCATCGTTTTAGAAGACAGAACACCAGAACAAATGACACGATTCTTCACTGGCTGTCATATCTTGATGATACGATAGCGCCCGTAAAAAATCGGTCGAAGTGTAGATGCGCTTGCCCTTCCATGTTGAATCGGAGGAAAAGCGGGTATAAAAAGGCTCCTGACGGTTTATTCCCGCCAAGAGCCTTTTTATTGCAGACTGCGCTGCTATTGAAAGTCGTAGCTATCCAGCATACACATCGTAGCATATTGACAGTCGCTTGGGAGTAGGAAAAGGGTCGGTACTTAGTCGGTATGGTGTCGGTATTTAGTCGGTAAACAGTCGGCGCAGCTCCGGCAGAGTATACCCAAACATACACAGGCCGAACAGATGAAGAGCTTCTTTCTTCCTGTCATAGAACACACTGCGCTCTATATTCAACGCTTCCGAAAGCTCCGGCTCCGTCAGCGGAAAGCGGCTGATGTACTGTTTGTCCAGAATCTCATAATAAACTTCCCCGTAAATGGGATAATCCTTCATGCGGATCAGCGCTTTATCTATGAGATTGATGTACATACGGGTTTCACAAATGCAGCAGACACGCTCGGCAAATCGTTCCGCTTCTATATCGGGAGCGAAATCCGCAAGGTACCTGAATCCGGCCTCCATATCGTGGTTTCCGATTTCATAAGCGTGATCCCGTATTTCTTCGAGGCGCTCACTGATTGCCCATGTGACATCCCGATAGACCGTGAGAATCAGCCTTGAGCGGTGGAACACGGCGTCGCTATCCATACCGAGGGATGCAATTTTAGCTTTATGCTTGCGTAAAGCAGCGGTTTCTTTTGCCATCTCTAAACCTCCCTTGAGCAGTAGTCGGCAATATAAGCCTCGTTAGCACTCGAGCTAACACAAAGTGGAAAGAGCGGCGGGGACTTAACCCCGCCTACGAAGCTAATCTCAGTCACACATAATTACCCCGACTGAACGCAGGAGCCCGGCTTGCTTCAGTCTGATCCGCACCGCCGTCCGTGAAACATCGAAAATCTCTGTCAACTCCGTTATCACATCAGCGGCATCTTTCGAGCCGCAGCCCTCGATAATATAGTTGGAGGAATGGTGCTTTTTCATGACCGCCTGGGCAGTCGGATAGAATACACTCGCCGGCATCAGCATTGCCGAGGAGAACTTGTCCGCTTGCCATTCCATCCAGTCTTTGTCCGTCCAATAACCACGCGGTTTGTTCCTGTTGGGATCAGCCTCTCTGCACATGATATAACTCTTTGAAGTGCGGAGGCAGTATTTTCGGTCGTCTGGATAGTACATCTGCCGATGGATAATCCAATGAGAAGCCTCATGGCATACTGTAAACCGGCGCCGGTGGTGATGCTCCTCCGGCATGAGTCTTGCGTCAATGACGATTGTGCCGCTCATAATGATTTCTTCCTGAATCTTCTTCTCGAGAGACATCAGCTCCATCTTGTAGTCGCTAAAGTTGATGAGTCCAAGAACCGTTCCTCGTGAGGAGATGTACCGGTCTATGATCGTCAGGCTGTAGGCTTCATCGGCAAGTGCCTCAATGTCGAGCGGCTGCGCCTTTTCATACATATATGGAGCGTATTCTTGAAGCACAAGCTCCGCAACGCTGTCGAAGTCTTTGCTGCTGAAAAGATACATGCCGTTGCTCTTTTGCGCCAATGGAATCTGCATGATCTATTTATCCTCCGTTATCTATAGACTCAATAATCCTGATCCACATGGTGTCCGGGATGTTGCAGTCACGGGCCTTGCGGAGCGCCACTCTCGCCAGATCCGACTGCTGGATGTAGGCAGTGAGATCCGGATACACGCCCTGCCGCCGACCCCCGACCAGATCGTAGAGCGTATTCTCATCCTCTGGCGATAACAGCAGACATTTGATAAAAGAAGGGAGCAGCTTTTCAGAGGGGGTACGGTTGCCTTTTTCGATATCGTGAAGGTACGGGGCGGCAATCGAAAGCTCAGCGGCAAGACCGCGCAACGTCTTGCCAAGTCGCTCCCGTTTTGCCCTAATGAAGCTGCCGAGTGTTGTCGTATCCATGTCATTGTCCTTCTTCCTTTTATTGATACATCATGCCGGGCATGACCACTTTCTCCCGACCATCGGATGGCATTTTCAAATTTCCCATGAGACAGGCGGAATAGATTGCCCGCTTGCCAAACCTGCCGCGTATTTCCTCGACCGCTGTGTCCAGCTTTTCTCTGCGCTCACGCTTGGCGGTATCCTCGAAAATGCTGGTCTGATAAGGCGTATCTGCGGGAATGAGATTGATTGCCCTGACGGTTATAGCTCGAACTTTTCCCGTCCAGCGGTAATTGGCTTCGAAGAGCTGCCTTGCTTTTCTGGCGATTTCCATTGGACTTTGCGATTGGGATTCGAGCGGTCCCTGATATTGCTTAAAATATAGGTCGTTATCCCTGATCATGATCTGCACTCCTCTGGCTGTCAGCGTATGGAGGCGCAGACGGTGTCCGATATCCTGCGACAGCTCCAGCATCACCTTCCAGACTTCCTCGTTGTTATCTAAGTCCGCGCTACAAGTGATGCCGTGGCCCACGCTCTTGACCGGGGACTCGTAATCTCCGGGCATTACGCGGGAGCTGTCGAGACCGTTGGCGTAAACCCAGAGCGCAAGACCATTCACGCCGAGGAGCCTTTTCAAAAAGTCCTGCGAGGTGTTGGCAATATCCCCGATGGTTTTTATCCCATAGCTGTCAAACTTCTTGGTGGTCGCTCGTCCGACATAGAGAAGGTCGGATGCCGGGAGCGGCCATATCTTCTCCTTGAAGTTGTCTGCGGAGATTCCCGTGATTGCATCCGGTTTTTTGAGATCACTGCCTAACTTGGCAAAGATTTTGTTATATGAGACGCCGATGCTGACGGTGAGGCCAAGCTCCGCCTTGACGGTCTGTCGGATTTCCTCGGCTATCGTCATTCCATCCCCGAACACCGTCCGGCTGCCACTCACATCGCACCAGCACTCGTCCATGCCATACCCTTCGACCTGGTCAGTGTATCTCTCATAAATTGCGCGGGTCAGTTTGGAGTATTTCAGGTACTCGTCATACTGCGGAGGCACCATGATAATGTCCGGACAGCATTGTCGAGCTTCCCAATTGACCATTCCTGTCTTGACGCCGCGCTTTTTGGCGAGCTCTGACTTGGCGAGGACGATGCCGTGTCTCGATTCGGTAGAGCCGCACACGGCGACAGCCTTCCCACGAAGGCTTGGACTGAGCATCGTTTCGACCGAGGCGTAGAAACAGTTCAGATCGCTGTGAAGTATCACTCGCTGTTCCATTGTCGTAGTCATCACCATTCTGATAGCTGTTTGTGTTCACATTATAATTGTCCAAATACGCTCCGTCAATTCAAAATAATTGTCCTATTTGGACACGAAAAGGATTGACAAGGGTGTTTCCCCCATATATAATTTTCTCATACAGATACAGGAGGGATACTCATGGCTAAAGGCGATAAGGAAAACCCGCAGAGCTCCAAGGTGATTCCATTTGGTTCGGTGAAATCGAGATACTATAACGCTGAAGCTGAGCGCAATGGCAATGTGATAGGCAAAAAAATAGCTGAAGCCCGACACATGAAGGGCCTCAGCTTGACAAATCTCAGCAAGCGTCTTGAGAGTTACGGTCTTAAAGTCAGTGGCAGTGCAATTGCAAAGTGGGAGCGCGGTGAGACTATGATGAACCCGTACCAGCTTCTTGCCGTGTGCCGCGTGCTCGATATCGAAAACTCCATATCTCTCTGCGCCGACTATCGCCCGGAGCTCAACGAGGCTGGGCAGAAAAAGCTGGAGGCATACAAGGCGGATCTGATTGCCACGGGACGCTATATGCCACTCTCCAGCGTTGAAGAGAATACAGTCGAGTATATTGAAATGCCCTTCAGCCATCTTGCTGTTTCCGCTGGTCCCGGCGAGTATTTGGATGAAGAGCAATTTGAAATGGAGAGCTTTCCTGCGGCGTCAGTTCCGGCCGGCGCGGACTTTGCCTTGCGGATCAACGGCGATAGTATGGAACCTGTCTACAATGACAAACAGATCGTCTGGGTCGAAAAGACGACCGATCTGCATATCGGCGAAGTTGGCATCTTTATCGTAGATGGCGAGGGGCTAATAAAAGTCCTCGGAGAGCAGGATGTTGACGAAGAGGATGAGGACGATTTCTCCGACAGCTATGGCGGCATTCACAAGCAGCCCGTTCTCATCTCGTACAACAAGAGCTATAAGCCGAGGCCGATATCCGCCAGTTCTCAGTTTACCGTGGTAGGGCGTGTACTGCATTAATTGTACGGTTTATCGGACGCCATGCCGTTTACAATAGGTGTACGCATATATAGTGAGCGTCTTTGGAAGGAGGGTAACCTGTTTTATGAATACATTGGCACGAGTCAAGGCGTTGGCTGACGAGCGGAGCATATCGCTTTATCGCTTATCTCAGATAAGCGGTGTAAACTACTCAACGCTCAAAGCGACTTGCAGAAAAAAGGGGCAACTCTCTGTGGATACCATTGAGCTTGTTTGCGTAGGCCTTGGTATCACATTACAGGAGTTCTTCGCCGGTGACGAGCCGGGTTCGAATGTGGAAGGATGATACAGTGGGGTGCAACAAATGGAGAACGAGCGCGGCATTAAAGTCTATGTCAAGGTATCCGCAGATTTTGATGCGGACGGGATACTGATTCCAACTTCTCTTACTTGGGAGGATGGGACGGTCTACCCCATTGACCGGGTCTTGGATATCCGGCAAGCTCCTGCGCTGAAAGCAGGAGGGCAGGGGGATCGGTACACGGTCGTAATTAACGGCCATCAGAGCTATTTATTTTTTGAGCGTAATGCGTCAATTGCCGGGAACAACTTGGGACGCTGGTTTGTGGAACGCAGAGTGGCTTGATTTGCAGTAATCAAGCGAGAGGAGGACGCCCACTTGTCATACATACATAAGACCACCTTTGATATCATCCAAGGGAGCAACATCGACGACGAGCTGGATAATTACTTCGAAGTCGACGAGCCGATAGCTCTCACCATACAAGCATTGAATAGAAAGGGTTATACCACAGAGTTCTGCTGCTGTGGTCATGCCTTTGGAGATAGCGGCGAAGCTTTCGCAGATCCAGGAACACCAAACTGCGAACATATTATTGTAGGGACCTACGCTACAGAAGAATTGCCGGACGGTTCGCATCGCATCCTGTATCATAATCGGCCGGTCCATAATGCCTACATTGCCTTTGCCAAGGATTCTGTTTTACCTCCGGCCCCTGCTAACTGGTACTATCGCGAAAGTGCTCTGTGGTGCGACTATCCGACTGACATAGACGAATTTGCGTTTTGGGAGACTATGCTTCAGTCCATGAGGGCGCTTTATCGCTGGGCATGCCGTCTGCCGGAAGCGGGCGAGGAACCATCTGAGCGCACTGAAAACGCTGATTTACTCTTTGCAATACAAGGCTTTCTTCAAAGTCGTGGTCTGCAATATGAAAACTCCATAGATGCGGCTATAAAGGAACGCTTGAACGGCAAGAGCTATTGCCTGTCGGATCATGTGAAGGGCCTGATATATTCGCTTCTGACCAACCAGACCTCATGGAAACGAATTGTCCCTCACCTTGAAGAGGTTGACGATATTTTCTTCCAGTACGATATTGAAAGAATCAAAGCGACCTCGCCGGTATATTTTAGCGACGCCTTGTTCGCCATCAAATGCGGCAACCGAAAGACCGCCGCTCAAATGGCGGCACTTACATACAACATCGATGTTTTTGAACGCATCTCAAATAACTATGGCAGTATGGATGATTTTGTCACTTCAGCTCCGGCACATGAGATTGTAGCTTTACTTGCTTCGAACGGCGCGAAGTACAAACTTCGGCAAGTGGGAGAAGCGCTTGCGTGGGAGTACATTCGGAATGTTGGAATTGATGGTGCAAAGCCGGATCTCCATCTTCGTCGATTCTTCGGAAAGAGCAGAATCGGCAAATCTGACCGCGATCCCGCCGCAGTAAAGGATGTAATCGTCGCAGTAGAATCGCTTGCGAAGTCAACCGGGCTATCTATGGCAGCCGTGGACAACTTGATTTGGAGCTATTGCGCCGATGGATACGGGGAAATCTGCACTGCAACACCGCATTGCAGCGAATGCGCGATACAAGAGTTCTGCAATCATGGTCGTTAATGACTCCAAATTGTCAGAAGGAAGCGAGTCGTGTGTTCCAGCATCGGCTCTTAGACGGAAATAAGGAAAACACAATCCGAAGTGGAGGGAAACTATGAAGATCGAGATGGGCGAATCCCTTATTTACTCGTGGCTGCGCCACGAAAAGCAATGCCAATTAGCGCAGACCAACTGGAAAGCGTCTCCGTTTTGGGCGATTGATAGCCACAATGACCTGCAAATCCTTGCGGACAAGTTCGCGCAGTTTTATCTGGACAAGCACCAGTTTGATATTTTCAAGGGCTGCTCTCTTGAGCAGTTTATAAAGCAGGCTGAGATAGACGCCATTGGTATTGCGTTTTCCCAATCCGCCCAGAGCATCTATGCCGTTGATGTCGCATATCACGAAGGTGGGCTGAACTACGGTGATAAGGAGAAAACGCTGACAAAGATCATCCAGAAATGTGTACGCACGGCGTTGTGCTTATATGGGTTTTTCAACATTGCAACTGGCGAGATAGTTTTTGCCTCACCTAAAATTAACCCAGCGATTGAGAAAGAGCTATCCCCATTGTTTTCGGAGCTGACCGAGTTGTTTTCGCAGCTCGGCTTGGAATTCACCGCAACGCTGTTCTGCAATGATTCTTTTCTGAGTGGAATTATGCAGCCCGTACTGGAAAAGGGTACGAGCGTCGCTGACACATCGGAGCTGTTTTTGCGCAGCGTTCAAATGTATCAGATGTTCGCAGGAAAGTCTTCGCCTACGCAGATTAAAGCGACAAGAGCTCAAATTGACGCGGCTCAGCCGGGTCAGCGCCCAATTGCATACAGCAACGAAGGTAAAGCAATAGAGCGCATTCCCAAGTGGGCGCTCAGCCCAGAACAGAATAATTATAAAATCATACGAGCGTATTACCAGCTCTTGAATGAACGAGGGCTGGTTACACGGCCGGAGCTGGAAGCTCGGTGTCAGGATCAAAGCGGACATCCCGATGTATTTGTACGCGACTTCCGGGGGAATTTCGCATCCATGAAAACAGACAAGGGGAAAAGCCACGGAAAAGTCTTCACCGACGACGGTTATAATGTGAGGCTTTGGAGCACGGTTTCTCCAGTTATGGAACAGAACCGCAGTCTGTTCTTGGATTAGCTCCCTTCATCGGGAAAGTGAATCATCTGATATTACATCAAGACCGGCGGCGGAACCCATGTGGATTCCACCGCCGGTCTGATCTAAATTGTGATAGCCAATCATTACGGCTCAATCTTTTGACTTGAACATATTGTCAGCGACATATCGATACTGCGGGAGCTTTTCAAGATATGGGCGGAATCGAGATTCTATCTCCAGCCGAAGGTCAAGCGGTACTTCTTCCAAACTGTGCTCATGGCTTGTGCTGTCCATAACATCGTTTGATATTTCATAAAGAAGCTCTTGAACCATTTCGTCTGCGCTCTCAATAATAATGGGTTCCATATCTATGCTCAAATTGTCAAGGTCTATATTTAGGAAAACATAACCCAGCTTATCTGACCATACGATATCTACATACGCGCTCTCCTTGATATACTCGGAAAACACCGCTATGACATTTTCGATTTCTTCTTTTTCCTCTGGACTATATAGCTCGTCTTTTGATCTGTGCTGTTTGCGCCCCGATCTGGATGAGTAGCGCCATGTTTGCTGCGCAGCTGTGTTTTCACTTGATGCTTCATTATCTTTGTTTTGTTGCTTTTCGTGCCAGTTCCGTATATATGTGGCCGAATCACAAACGATTTTCAAGCTCTCAACATCCAAGGTGAATAGCTGGCGATACAGCCTGTCCATAAAAATACCCTTATCAGACAGCTCTGCATGGCACATGATATTAGGCGCGATATTTAGGGCATAAATGAGTTTCTCGATGGTTAAGTAGTACGAACTTGTGGTTCCTTCCTCAATCTTTTTTATTGTGCGTACATCCATGTCAACTTCGTCTGCCAGATCTTGCTGCGTCCAGTTCTTTTCCTCGCGTGCCTGTTTTACAAGTAACCCGCAGTATTCTTGTAGTGAGTACAT